TGTTTGCTTAAATATGTACAATCGCACATACATATGCACGATTGTTTTTGTACTCCTCCACTATACTCTACGATGGGCTATTTAATACTAAATAAGGAAAGGAGATCAAGAGGGATATGCCAAGACGTACCGATAAAGAAGAACGAATCAAACGTCGTGAAGATGATATTGCTGAAACATTAAGCAGCAAAGACTTCTATGATGGTAAGCGTGTATTAGCCGAACATGGTGACATCAACATCATATGGGGACAGAGATCTAATGGTAAGACATACTTCTATCTCCGTCATGCTCTTAAGACATATAAGAAGACAGGCCGTACATTTGTCTACATAAGACGATGGGCTGAAGATATTGTGACTAAGAATATGACCAAGTTATTTGATCCACTACAGCAAGAAGTAGAGAAATTATTTGGACCTACTAAAAGCATTAGATGGTGGAGAGGTGCTTTTCAAATTATAGATACTAATGAGAATTTAGACGATAGAGAAGACACAGTTACAATAGGATGGGCAGTATCACTAAACAGTGTTGCTCATACTAAATCACAGACATTCGTAGGAGCTAAGATAGTCATATTTGACGAGTTCTTACAGCTTAAATCTGAGCGTATGTTATCTAATGAGCGCGATGCATTTGAGCAAACATTGTCTACTATTTTGCGTACTACACAAGATGCAGAAATTTATCTATTAGGAAACTCTGTAACAAAATACAGCTGGGTCTTCACTACTTATGGAATAGATCTCAATAAGGCTAGACAAGGTGAAGTAAAAGTTATAGAATTGCCAGATGAACAAGGTCAGCCTACTAAGATAGTATATGAATGGTGTGAGTTCAATAAGAAGATTGGTACTCGTACTTCTAAGTATGTCATCAACAGTAAGATGGCTCGTACTGGTGAATTTGAAATTTCGCCTGTAGCTAATATACCGCATGTAGACAATGAAATAGCTAAAGAAAAGATGTTATGCTCATTGTTTGATAATGTCATGAATATCAATTTAGGAATATTTGTACGTAAAGCTCATTGGACTACATTTACTGTAGTAGATGGTATATATACTACAGAAGATCATTATCGTGAGTTTTTAGTTATAAGACAGACACCAAAGCAGAGCTCATTTTACCATCTTACTATGGTAAAAGACTTATCATATGGACATTGGTGTGATATCAATATGATGTTTAAAGATATATTAGACAATACTGAAATTGATATTATGACAGAACTTAAAATGGGTAGAATATATGCTGAAGACATGTTTACAGCAGACTATTTTGTAAATACGTATAGGCAATATTTGAAAGTAAACATACAAGATTATCTATAAAGGAGGAAGCATTATGTTTGACTTTGAAAAAATTGGTATTTCTGCTTCATTAGTAAGAGCAGGTGTATCAGTAAAAGACGCAGCAGAGTTTGTTAAGGGAAATATCACTAAAGAACAAGCAAATGATATTGCTGCATTAGTAAATGCTGGCTTAACCGTAGATGAGATTAAGCAGTATGCAGAAGTGATCGAAACAGCACCTGAACTTCCAAAGGATGCGGCCCTTGAAGATGTGAAGGCAGCTGCAGAGATAAAAGCGGTAGATGAACTTCCTAAGGCTTCTGAGCCTGAAGATGCGGATCCTATCGCACAACTTAGAGACTTAGTAAAATAAGGAGGAAACAAAAATGGCAGTTTTTCAGATTAAAGATGCCTATCAGGTAATGCGTGCACTTGCAAAGCAGAGTACTGGTAGAGCAGACATCGCTGTAGTAGACCATACTTCCTTTATAGATGCAGGATCTACTACACTTGCTACAGGTACAGAAAATGTGCTTAACGCAATCGCAAGAACTATCAAAGATGTGTTCATTGTAGGTAGACCTTACACAGGAAAGTTCAAACTTATCGAGAACACTTTCGACGAGTTCAACAATCGTCATGCAGTGATCCACTTCTATTCAAAGTACAATGAAGCTACTGGTGCTTGGAACACAGATCTTTATACCAATATCAAAGACGGCTTTGATAATGGTACTAATGGTGGACAGTCTGCACCAGATATGTGGGTACAGGATCTTCCTAAGGTAGTAGAGCTTTTCTATCTTGAAGAGGCTACTGATCAGAAGAGAGTGACTATTCCACTTGTACAGCTTCAGAATGCTTTCAATGATGAAGGTACTTTCATTAAGTTCATGAATACTTATGCTCTTAAGGTTCAGAATGACATCAACGTCTTCATCGAAGCTAAAGCTAGAGCTCTTGTAGCTGATAGAATCGCAGGCAACTACCTTATGGTACAGAACGGTGATCTTGGTCCTGAATGTGCAGTCAACATGACAAAGTACTTCAACGATGAGTGTGGTACTACTTACACTACACAGGAAATCCTTCAGGAGCACCAGACAGAGTTCCTTGAAGTCTTCTTAGCAAAGTGGAAGATCGACTCTGATCGTCTTGAAGAGTACTCAGCTCAGTATCATGATCCTAAGCAGATCACAGAAAGTGGAGAAGACTACTTTGTACTTTCTCATACACCTAAGGCTAATCAGAGAATGTTCTTCACAAAGGAAATCTTTGATAAAGCTCGTTCTCGTGTAATGCCTGAAATATTTGGCCCTAACTTCATTCCTGAGAATCAGGGTGAGGGTGTATCTTTCTGGCAGTCAAACAAAGAAGGTGACAGATACAAGATTCAGTGTACTCCTTCTCTTCCTGATGGAGCACAATCATCTCAGGTACAGCTTGACATGGTACTGGGTATCATCTTCGATGAGAATGCTATCAGACACGTAACTCAGTTCACTGGTATGTATTCGACTCCTATAGAAGCTGCAAAGCTCTACAAGAACGATATCTACCACTACAAGTTCGGCGCATACATGGACTACTTAGCTAACTCTGTCATCTACTACATGGCAGATGAAGGCAATGATGAAAACGAAGGCGAATAAGAAATAGTAAGGAGGTATCATCATGTTCGATGAAAGATATATGTCAATTCTCGAAGCTATGAAGATACCCAACGTCTACTGGGCAAAGAAGTCCCGCGAATATCAATACTTTTTTAGATCTTTACTTCAAAAGATCGATTCAGCTTTGGTATTCAAGGGACTGCCAGCAGACTGGCCTCAGGACTTTTTCCTTTTCTGCTTATGGAGCTTAGGATATGTAGCAGTCTTTAAGAGTGAACGCTTTGGTGATAAAGAAACTAAAGTAGCTTTCTTCCCAGCTACAGTAAGTCAATATGACTTTTACTATCAGCCAGTGAAAGCACTTGTATGTAATCCTTTATTCGAAAAGCAGTTTACTATCCATAAAGACTGTGAGATCTTAAAGCTTACTCCAGATGCATATTGGAAGGGTGGATGTTTAGACATTATCGATTGGTATGCTACTAGATTAGCTGAGCTTACTAAAGGTATTGACATGGGCTTAATCAATGCAAAAGTTCCATTTATGGGAATACCTAAGAATCAGGCTGCCGCACAGCAATTGAAAGCTATCTATGATAAAGTTCAGGCTGGTGAACCACTTGTACTCTTTGATGATAAGTCTGACAAATTTGACGAAGTAATGCCACAGAAAGAACCATTCTTCACATGGATCAATGATTTTAAGTCTACATATATTGTTACAGAATTGTTACAAAATATGGAAACAATTATGAATCAGTTTTACATGGAAATTGGTTTACCTGTACCTAGTACAGAAGATAAGCGTGCTCATTTACTTCAGTCAGAAGTAGATTTTCAGTCAGTACAGTCTCAGGCCAGACTTAAGACTTGGGTGACAACACTCAATGAAAGCTTTGAATACATCAATAAGATGTTTGGATTAAATTTGGAGGTAGAAATCAATGAGAACTGGAATGAAGATGAAGGTATGGGAGGCGGAACAGTTTCTGAATCAGACGACTGACGTAGCCCGTAGTTTGTCTGATCCATGGGAACTTGATGAAGCCAAAGAATACGACTATGAAGGTAATCCAACCGGCGAGACACATCCTTTACCATTTGATGCTACTGTATTACTTGATACAATTATGCTCAAGGGTGGTGAGCTTGGAATACTTTTCAATAATATAGCCACATATTACAAGATGAATAATTCTTGGTGGCAAAAATGGAAACCTACTTTCCAGCGCTGGTGGGAGGTAGAAGAAATCGAGTACAATCCTATGTGGGATAGAGACGGTAGACGTAAATTCCATGAAGATATTGACGATGATGGTCATAGCGATACTACTACTCATGATGATGGAACTGATGATACTACTTATGGTGAAACATGGGCCGAATCAGGTGAAGACGATAGAGATATTGATTTCACAACTGATCGTGAGAATCATGAAACACCTACTGGAATGGTTAGAGTAGAGGTTCATGATGGTACATCAGATACTTATTCTAAGTCTCATAGTAGAGATACTAATAGTGTATCAGCTTATGATGCTGGTAGTACACTTCAGACTCACGATCAGCAGGAACATTATGCTGGTTTAGATGGTGAAGGTGATTCTGTAAAGAATACTTATGGTTCTACTACAGATACTACTTATGACAATCATGATGTTAAAACTACCGAAAAGACTAAGACTCCAGATCATACTGATAATGCTGGCACTTACAGTAAAGAGGGTTCTAAAGATAGCACCAATAATAGAGTGACTGCTAATGATGGAACATCTAACACACTTACTGGCAACGAAAGAGATATTGATCATGCATATCGTGAGTGGGGTCAGTGGGGTATCTCAACTATTTCACAGAATATGTACGCATTGCAGATTAAAGTACGTTATCAGAATAACCTCTATGAAAAGATGTCTGACATTTTTATTAGAGAAATGACTGATGGTGTATGGGTATAAGGAGGTAACAATATGGCTTCTAGTACTTCTGTATGGCAGGAGAAGATCTACCATGCTCTTACAGGCATAGATGATTATCTCCAGTCTATACTCGACAAATTAGAGCTTCTTGATGATATCAATGATAAGCTCAACTATTTAGAGAGCATTTATGATACACTTACTACTATATTAGACGTAGCCAATGATCTCAAGGATTTAGCAGTAAGTATGGATGCTACTCTTACAGCTTTAGATCTTAAAGCTGGACATATCAGTGATACGCTTGACTTAGTTAAAAATGCTATTGATTCTATCAATACTAAGATAGACGTAGCTAACGGTTATCTTGCCGACATCAAGACAAATACAGGGGCGATCATTACACCTATCAATAATATAAAGCTTAACACTGATACATTGGTAGCTAATTCTAATTTCATGAAAACTGATCTTCATACTATTGCTAACTATATTGATAATATAGCTGACAATACAGGTGATAGTGCAGCTTTTGCAGAAGATATAGCTACTAATACACTTAACACATATAATAAAGTTGTTACTATTGCATCAGATACTACTGATATTAGAACTAACATGCTCTTAATTGTAGATCTATTGCAACAGATCAATGGAAAAATTCAGTAAGGAGGTAAAAATCTATGTATCATGAATACCCTTATACCACTTACTATGATGACATCGACAAGATGTGTAAGTGCTGCAAGGCCGCTAAAGTACATCTTGATACTCACGGAGACTACCTCCGTCTCATCAATGATAAAGACGGCGCAGTCATCAGTGCAGTAAAAGTTACTTATGCTGATACCGCACTTGAAGATGTAGAAGGTAGACCTATCAAGACTTACCTTATACAGGCTGGTACTAATGGCACTTCACTTGTCTTTACTCATGGTGATGGTACTTTAACTACTTTTGAAGTACCTTATGCACAGACAGCTGCTAAGGATGTACAGAACAAGGATATCCTTGATTATGTATATGGCTTAAGCATTTCTGGCGATAAAGTACGTATCACACAGGGCGATGGTACTGTATATGAGCTTACTATTCCATTTGCTACTAAAGCAGCTACAGACGTAAATAATAAAGACCTTACTACTTACGCAGCTACTCTTACTGTAGATGGTAGAGAGCTTGTACTTAGTGACTCTTTAGGTAGAGAGCTTTCACGTATCACTGTACCTTATGCTGTAAAAGCAAAAGAAGACGTAGATGGTGATGACATCAAATCTACTTATGGTACTCAGCTTACTACTGGAGCTACTACTGTAAATCTTTTAGCAAAAGATGGTACTGTACTTAGCACTATCACTGTACCTTATGCTACTACTGCTTTACAGGATACTGATGGAAATCTTTTCCTTAGTGACTATGCAGAGAAGATCGTAGTAGATAATGATGGTAAAAGAATAGGAGTTGAAGCTCATGATGGAACTCGTCTTGCGACTATTACTGTTCCTTTCGCTACTCTTGCTACTGATGCTACTAATGCAGTCGAGAATATTCAGGTATCTGGTGACCAGATTATATTCACTACCTATGGTGGACAGACTTTCTCAATTACTGCACCGTATGCTGTTAAAGCACAGAAAGACGATAACGGTAATACTATTAAGTCTACTTATTTTGCTGGTGTTTCTAACGATACCAATGCAGGTACAATAACCTTTTACGATGCACTCGGACAGGTATTGGCTGTTATACAGAATGGAGTTATTACACATGCAATCTACGACGACTACAATAACCCGCTTGCTGGTTATATTAAATCTGTTCAGGCTACTGCTGGCAGTGATTATCTTACTGCTACTCATGGCGACGGAACTGTAGATTCAATTAAGGTAGACTACTCTGAGCGTGCTTGGAAAGATACTAATGGCAACGTTATCAAGAATACTTATGTAAAGACATTGTCTATTGCACAGGATCCTGATGATGGTCAGTGGAAGCTGTTCGCATTTAATGGCGACACACCTGCAGCTTTACTCTTTGCATTAGTTATTACTGCTGAAAAGGCATATAAGGACGTTAATGGTAAGCTTCTTACTAGCTACTTAGCTCATGCTGATCTTGATGGTACAGATCTTGTAACTGAAGACGGTGAGGGCAATGAGGTAGATAGAATAGATCTTACTCATCTTCCTTATGGCTACTCATTCAATGTAAATTCAGACAATGAACTTGAGTTACTTGATCCAGACGGAAATATACTTGACAGTGTACCTCTTCCTAGCTCAGATCTTGTATCTATTCCTATCTCAGATAGAGCGGTTCAGATTCGTTATGCTGTAGAAGGAAGTCAGTATACTCCTAGCACCACAAGAATCTTTGATAGACCTGCTGGTGATACTGGATGTACATTTACTCAGGGACAGACATACACCATCGTTACAGAACCTTTTAACCTTGGTGGAAAGTCTATCTTCCTTAGTCAGTTACAACAGTTCTGGTGTAATGCAGCTGGTATGCCTACTGCTCAGGACTTCGATATGGCAACTATATTTGCTATACCTGAACTTGCTCCTCTTGGAGTAAGCAAGTACATCTATCAGGTACCTCAGCCTGGTGCTAATGGTGGATCTATTTCAAATGGTATGGGTACTATCGCATCAAAGATGAATGCTTCCAACTTCGATTGGAGACTCTTCAAGAATTCTACTGATGCTCTTGACACAGTACTTGATACATTCAACATCTGTGCGGTAATCACATTCACACCTACTGAAACCTTTACCTTCACTGCTGGTATTTATGACTTAGCAGTAAGCTCTAATGCGTCTCATAGTAGACAGGCTGCTTATGGCCAATACATTGAATAAACCAAAGGCTGGCTGGCTTCGGTCAGCTGGCCTTATTTTTTATTGAAAGGAGAATGACTATGAATGCTACAATTGGCGTAATGTCAAAGAGACTTAATAGTACAAAGCAGTCATTTTCAGGCACTGCCCATGCATGTGTTATGAAAGATCCACAGTCTAGAGAAACTCCTACTTTCCTTGTAACTGGTGCTCCTATGCAGCATAGTAATTATATGAGTTTCAATGGATGGTATTACTGGATAGATGATATTATTTCTGAAACAAATAACATGTATAGAATTCGCGCTCATGTAGATCCACTTGCAACATGGAAAAGTGCTATAGCTGGTACTAGTGCATTTGTAAACTTTGGTCCTAAGTCTCATTGGAATAACCAGATTCTTGATCCTAGACTTAGACCTGACCAAATTGAATATACTAATTTGGGTACTCAGGCATTCGATTGCTTTGACTATTCTAGTGGATGTGTAATTATGCGTGTACTTTCACTTGACGGTGGTGCAGGTGAGGGCGGTATACAGACTATCTGTGGATCAATGGCTTCTTTCAAAGCTGTACTTGACGACTATGCTACAGGTCTTGATACTGACTTAAGCAATATGCAGACTGACTTTGAAAAGCTTATGGGTAAGATGGCTGGTCTTGGAAACGCTTTGGATGCTATAGTGTCTGCTGTATGGATTCCATTTAAGCTTTCAGATATATCTTCTGGTACAGGTGCTTTTGCAAATATTGGTGGATATAATCTTTCAGGTACATGGTATTGGCCTAATATCTGGGCTGGTGCTTTAATGGAAGAACATAGTATCTTGATTATACCTGGTACTATTGTTACTGATTATAAGTTCTTAGCACATCCTACTTATATGAATGTACAGCTTGTAACTCCAGGTGGTACATTTGATATTAGTGATCCTATCTTCACTAACTATTCTGCACCTGAAATTACCGCTAGACTTTGCTATACTATAGATGGTGACTGTACTTTATACGTACGTGAAAAGAATTCTAAGCTTTTACTTGCAACAAGCTCTTGGAATGCTTCTATTGACTTAAAGAACTTTGTCTATAAAGCTCCTTCTGTACTTGAAGCTGGTGTAAAAGCTGGTCTTAAGATTGGTAGTATGGCCATTGGTCTTATGTCTGTAGGTGGAGCTGTAGCTTCTTCTACTGGTACACTTATGGCTGAAGCTGGTGTAGCTAGAGGATCTGAACGTATGATGAATGCGGGACTTGGATTATCTAGCATGGGTGAAGGTATGAACATATCTAATAAAGCTTTATCAGCTGGTATATCTGCTGCATACATGGGCATCGATGCTAATGTAGGTGTAAAACAATGTGGTGCACCCTCTAACCTTTCAAACATCTATGTCAATGACAGTAAAGATACTATCAATATTATACAGGTACTCTTTGATCCTAAGGTTATTGAAGATGGTCAATATGAGAATTTCTGTGATAGATATGGCTATCCTAACTTCACATACGAGACATTGAGTGGTGGCTTTTATCAGTGTGCTGGAGCATCTGTAATTGCTGATGCACCTGAAGCAGAGCTTGCTACTATCAATAGCTTCTGTAACTCTGGTATATATGTAGAATAAACAAAATACCCTACCTCTTAATTGAGATAGGGTATTATTTTTTTATCTTACTTCACGTCCATTCTTGATACAAAGCTCTTCATATTCAGCATCCTGTTCAGCTAACTTTTTGAATACCTTGTGTCTTGTAAGTACTACTTTCTTTTCAGCTACCAATTTATATGATTTTACCTTATAAATTTTGCCATTATATTCCAATTCACATGGTTCATCACTGACAAAAGTTGCAGTCATCTTATCATCTAATTTGGTATTAGGATTTGAGAATGCATCGAATAAATCATCTTTATTTGGAAAATCTCTAATCCAAGCAGTCTCTAATTTACCATTGATCATGTACTGCTTCTTATAACCTGCTACCTTAGTGATAATAGTACCATCTTCAAGAGCATAGATATAAGCTTTAGGTCCTGATGATATAAAATCAGCAATGGTAAAATGTTCCTCTGAAGCACCATCTTCATAAGTAAAAGTACCTAACTTGATGAATGCATCATTTCTAAGTAAAAGGCTTTCTCTAGAGTGCTCATAGCAATAGAGCTTATTTTTAGCCATAACGTTATTGTTATACTTGCTTATAAGCTGTGTATGCATATAAGGATTCTTAAAGAATATACTATCTGTATCTGAATACAGGAAGTCATTGCCTAAAAGCTTTATTACACATAACAATGCATATCTTGCATGACTAGTAGTCCATATTCCCCAATAAGGTGAAAGTATAGCATGTTCTACTATGTCTTTTGTCCAATTTTTATCATCAATGTTGTAGAGCTTTTTGCAAGTAGCACCATAAATAATTTCTGTGAGCCACTTTTCCCAAAGTTGATTTGAGCTACCTTTTTCAAGATTTTCCTTATTGTAATAATGTATATGAGCTACATTTCTGACTTCATAAGGTAATTCACCTCTTTCAGATGTATATAAATCAGTTACCTTATATGAGTCAAATGAGTAAAACATGTTGATGAGTTCAAAATCTAACTCAGTTACCATAAATGATACTTCACTTGCAGTAAGAATCTTGTCAGTTCCATTTACTGTAGCATCTTTAGATATAGATACTGCTCTTTTCTTAGATAAGAAACGTACTGTATCTACAGCCTTAAAATTAGTGTATGTTACTTCTATTATGCAACATTTATTCTTAAGAGCTGACTCTAAATCTTGCTCAGGATTTTTGCTACGCTGAAATCTTGTAACAGGAAAATAGTCTGTAAGCATACGTGCAATGTATGATGTCTTAAAGTCAATATGACCAACTACAGTATTTCTTAGATCTAATATAGGCTCATTATCCTCATTATAGTACATAGGATTCTTATCACAGAAGCCACCCATATATAAGTGATTCATGATTTTCTTATAGAACCTACTTGTCTTAGGCATTAATGACTGTACTAACTCTTTGTATTCCTTGCTGGAATTCTGTTTAATCTCAGTCTGAATAATCTGCTGCATAGTTACAGGTAGATATACGATAGGTTCTACTTCTGAATCTTCTTTAGTAGCATACATCATTATTTCTGAGTAGTAGTATTTTGCAAAATTATATGCATACTGAATAGGTGTTGAACCACTAATTAGCTTAAGCCAATCCTGTCCAGCAATAGTAGTTATCTCTCTTAACTCAATTAAGTCATCGATTAAGCAGGTAGCTACACCTAAATCTCTTGGATTAAATGTGTCTATATTATCAAATTCCTTTTTGATAAAATGGTAGAATACATCTAAACCAGTCATGAATACTACTAGCTTCTTATTCATATCGAATGTATAGTCTTTGATAAATGATACAAATTCCTCAATACCATCTAATGTATATAAATTCCTATCAATAACCAATTCAATTTTTGTTACTACTGACTTGAGTTCTTTTACATCAGTATGTGTATAAAATACCAATGCTGCTGGTACTTCTAAATATCCTTCAAGGTAGAATGGTGATCCCACTCTACTTGAATCGAATTTTCTAACTCGCATACTCCAATCCTCCTTATGCTTCACTATCGTAATCATAACCGTAAGCCTTTACATTTACTTCTTCCATTAAATCACCGGTCCACTTACCATTTCTAAGATCGTCAATAAGTTCTTGATCACCCATTTCGTAAATCTTATCAATAGCATCACCGAAGTTACCTTCCTGAGACCAGTCATATTTATATCTAGCTGTAAGCTCTTTAAGTGCTGCGTCTCTATTTGCCTTTTTCTGTGCTGCAGTTAATTTAGGATCTACTATAACTTTTGCTGTAGGATCAAACTGTCTTTTTTGATAGTCTTCATCCTTTAACTGTTGCTCAGTTTTCTTAAGCTTTTCCTTGAATGTAAGCAAATTATTCAACTGAGTAGATATAGTAGTATAACCTTCATCATCAGGTGTAATACCTTCAGATTCACGAGCTGCTTCCTGTCTTGTAAGTACATCACGAAGATACTTTACAGTATTCATGTCTTTAGGTATATAAGCACCATTTACACCTTTAGCAAGAGGTATTTGCTCAGTCTCATTTTTCTTTTCAAATGTAAGTAGATTCTGTACTCTATTTGCAATGCTTTCGCCAAACAGTTCTTTCTGTTCATTGGTTAAGCTCTTATCTTGATATGTTCTCATTTTAGCATTTATTGCTTGAATAAAATTAAGTATATCTTTATCACTACTCTTAGAAGTGATATTTTTCTTAGCTCTAGCCATAATTATTCCTCCTCGTCAAAATCATCAATTGGGTACATGTTCTCATCTGCATAATGACCAGCACAGCTGCCATATTCAGATGGATCAATATATTCATAAGGATCAATTTCTCTTGATCGACAATAGTCTAAAAGATCTTTATAAGTAAATGGTAATGTTTCTGGTTTCATAGGATCGTACTTCCTTTCTTTGAATAATTTGTATACTCGCTCAGATATTTTTCTAATTTCCCTCCACATAGGCATTACACCTCCACTTCGTTTATATCCCAGTGTACGATGTTACCTTCAAAATGCTCATTTTCGAAAATGCTAGTAATATACTCATCTGCCTCTTCATAAGTATTGAATGCTAAACTTGTATGTGAGTTGTCTTCATAGATAATGTTTAATACATACTTTGTCATAATTATACCTCCTTAATAAAGTTGATGCCAATAACATCATTAATAACATAATTCTTCATGTCTGATGTATAGTAGTCAAACTTACCATTAACATAGTTGAACATACATACATCTGATACTTCCATAATAGTTTTGTTTTTGAGAATAATTGAAATCTTCATATTGCACCTCCTAAATGCATATACTCTTGTATAAATAAATAGCCCTTCGTTTTATCATTATAATCTTTGCATAATCTTACGAAGATTTTCATCAAGATTTTTTGTGTAATCTTCGTTTGGATCAAGCTTTATAATTACGCCTTCTTTTTCTTTTGGTTTCTGCTTAAGATTAAGCTTAATTGTTTTTGGCTCCTGATATGTACCATCTACTACAGACTGTATATGAGCCTGTAGACTGGTAGCTCCAAGCTTACTTTTTGCTTCTGCTACTGCTTCCTGAATATTTTTTGGAGCTCGATCATATTTATTTACAATACGATCTACATTACCATACTGGTCTAGATATACATGATATTTCTTTCCACATGTACTACAATATACATATAGATGGCTATCACCATGCTTATTCTTTCTAGGACCTGAACATGTTTTTACTTCCATTTTACATACTGGACAAATTCTATGCATACTCCTCACCTCCTTAGAATTTGTTGTAAGTTTGACGAGCTACTGGATGCCAATGATTATCTACTACTATTTCACCATTCTCATCCTTATGAGTCAAATACTTCGTGTTGCAGTTAGGACAATATCTATACTCATGATCTCTGTACCTACGTACAATCTTAGCAGTATAGTTATGCTTTCTGCACTCCACTGACTCACACTTAAATTTTTCATGTTTGTAACCTTTCATTTTTACATTCCTCCTTTTAGATTAAATAGCCCTTCATTTATAATTATACATTACTCATAGCACAGCCACCGAGGATAAACCTCAGTGACTATACCATTTAGGAGTATGCAAAATTATAACAAAGAAACATATGAAAAGTTTCTAAATTATCACGCTACAAGATCAGTACTACTACTGTGCGTTTTTTACAGCCGTTCCCTTTCTTGTTATAAATAAATAGCCCTTCGTTCTAAGAAAGGAAGATGACACGTTCATGGAATCGAACCATATTTACCCATAAGGATTGCTGTCTGTGTCACAAACTTACTAAATGAGTACATGTAGTAGTATACTGTATTAAGATTAAATAGCCCTTCGTTACACTTTTACTTCTTTGATAAAAGCATCAGTAAAGCCAGCAGTCTTAGCTTTTTCAAGCTGTCTTTCTGCATTTTCTTTGAGCTTGTATGATCCAATCTGGACATTGTATCTTATATGATCATCACCAGGATCTGCATCTATAAGCTTATTTACTTCTGAAGCTATGTATGCCATCTTACTCTTAAGATATGGTCCTGGACAAGCTGTAGCTGCAAAATCACTATGAATAGTCATATTACAGCCATTGGCATGATTTACTCTTTCAGATTTATCATCAGACCAAATAAGCTTCTTGATACCATTACGTCTACATATATCAGCTACAAGCTTAATAAGCGTATCCATAGTATCATCTGCTATATGCCAATCAGGAGCACCACCATCATTTGCTGTCTCAATAGTAATTGCTCTATTGTCGTTAGTACCATTAGAAGAGCACCATGATCTGTTTGCTTCGTCTACATATAAGCCTACTTCCTTATGATTTACACCATAGTTAGAGCTAGCTTTTCTAGATGGCTTAGCAAATAACTCACCACAAGTCTGTACTGAAAGATTACCTGCCATGTGATGTATGGTGATCGTATCAATAGCATGATTACGTGGCTTACTGCAATTAGGACTTAATTTTGTGTATGTTACCATATTACTGTTGCTCATCCCTTGCTTCCTCCTCTCCATGAATTTCAATTACAAGTTGTCTGAGTGTCTCGCTATTCTTTTCTACTGCTAATGTAAGTTCACCTAGTTTGCCTATAGTATCGTCTAATGATTTACGTTCTCTATCATAAACATATTTGAGTGCATATCCACACAGAAGAAAAGAGAAAATTGGAAAACCTATTGTTGATATTACTGTAGCTATGTCATTCATATCCCTCTTGATCTCCTTTCCTTATTTAGTATTAAATAGCCCATCGTAGAGTATAGTGGAGGAGTACAAAAACAATCGTGCATATGTATGTGCGATTGTACATATTTAAGCAAACA